GTGATTTGCAATGTCTGTTACGACAGACATGGCAGTTCAAGGAGTCGCACGCGATGCCTTGAAACTTGCTGGGGCCGCGAAGGCCCCAAGAATCCTTTCAGGTGAGTGCCCGGAACCCGTTCCGGGTTCCTTGCTTGAGATGGATGAAGGTGACATGTTCCACTACGGTGTGTACTTGTCACATGGCTACATTTTGGATACTGTGGGTGTGGCAGACGATGGTGTGACTGGCACAGTAGTCGTTCGCACCATCTCACACCCATGGCGGGACACACGTTTTAGGATCAACTGCAGTGTGGAGGAGCTGCTGACACGTGTGCCCGCAAAAGTCGATTATGACCTTTTTGTCAACAATTGCTGGGGTATGTGGAAAGAGTGGATACCATCTTTGCCTGATTGGTATGAGAGAGAACGTGTTCTCCAAGCATGTGGACCATTCCACGTTCCACACCAACCTTGGGTGGATCCCAATGGGAAGTTCCTGGAACAGGACTACGACTGCAAGCACAACACACACACGATGCTTGTAATCGTGAAATCTTGTCTAAGGTTCCTCTCCAAGGTTTCACTCAAGGTGCTCACAAAGGTCAAACCTCTGGTCCTTTACCACCTACTTGCCACCACCAGACCGACCTTTGGTGGTGTCCTCGCCACTTTTGCCAGGTTATTGGAGCTCTATGAGGTGCCTCTAATGGACAACATTCTCTCCTTTGCAACGCTGGAGTCTGGCACTAGGGGCTGGCGTGAGGGCCTCAACATGTTGATCACTGGCTTTGGTGTGGTGGCTTCCTTCTTCTGCAAAAAACCCCTGGATTGGCTTAATGGTGCCCTTAAGCGCCTCACCAGCGCTTTGAAGGGCTCTGAGGACTTGGCGACTGCTGCAAACAAGGTTGCCAACGTAGCCAAAGTCCTGCTTCCCGGCATACTTGAAGACCATTGGGATGCCGATGCAGCAGCAGCCACCACCCTAGAGGAAATCCTACATGACTCATGTGCGGCCGAGTTGGCAGACCCGGCCACACGCCAGATGGCAATCACCCTGGCACAAAAGACTGTCTCTAACCTCAAGAAGTACCAAGTCCTGGTCACCGGTGACGAGGGTGCCATCAAGAGGGCCCTTCAAAGGGCGGAAGCTGCCCTGGCACGTCTGGTATTGAACCAGGAGGACATGACTCCAAGGGCACAACCCTACGTCCTGGTCTTAGCTGGCCCCCCTGGCTGTGGGAAGACCACCTTGGCAACCGCAATAGCACGTGCGGCTGCCGAGACCCTTGGAGGTGGAGTCTTCCAGCTGAACTCAGACATTGACCACTGGGATTCCTACACAAATCAACCAGTGGTGTGCTGGGAAGACTTTGGCGCAGCAGACCATCAAGCAGACTGTCGCCTCCTGCAGAAGCTTGCCGACACAGCACCTCTCACACTGAACTGTGACAAGCTTGAGAACAAGGGGAGAGCCTTTACCAGCAGACTCATCGTCATCACAACCAACTGGCAGAGGCTTGTCCCCCCAGAGTATGCCCACCCAGATGCCGTTCTGCGAAGGGTCACCAGGCACATCTATGTTCGCTCCCAGGCACTGGAGGAATGGTGTCGGAAGGGTAGGGTTGGGCCACCACCGGTGGCACCTGATTGGAGTCACCAAACACTTGTGGGTCTGCCACCAATGTCAGTGGACTGGAAGGGCACCACGATCTATGGTCGCGCCCAGCCCCTGCGCATAGATTATGGTGCGATAGTGCGACCTCTCATGAAGGCGGTCCTGGAGGGGACGCGCTACCTGGACCTTACTGGTGCCATGAGGGAATTGAATTTGAACATGTTCCAGGGGATGCGCCTCCTGGCACAGCTCAAATTGGGCATGAAGCCGCCTATACCTTACACTGGACAACCTTTCAGACTCAACTCCCATGGCTATCACATTGAGGTTTTCTCAAACAATGGTAAGGCAGATTACAGGAACATCACAGAGGCCACCACAAGTCCCACCGACCAACCCCTAGCTGAAATCCAGGCCGAACTAGACCACCAGGACCTGACCGGGACCAAGAGACCTGACATCAACTTCCTGCGCAAAGAGGCCGGTCAGAGAAGCACAACCTCTGTTCAAGACCTCTTAACCATCACCATCACTAATATGGAAGTAAATTGGCGCACTCTTGTGCGCCTAGCCTGCCAGGGCCTGAACTTTCTCTTTGGCGTAGTCGCAGTGACGGATACTAACACCACAGCCAGTGATCTTGCTCTGGTTCGTACCCTGGGTTTCGAGGCCAAGGGCAAGACCAAGAGGGGCACGGGCCAAAAACACCACGTCCGTGGTGGGCCTCGCTACCGCTTCTCGCAAGCTGAGTATGATGACTTTTTGGCCAGGAGAGCTGATGCCAAGAGACGTGGCGTGGTCTACACAGTTGAGGACTATCCTGATGACATTGGTGCCTATGAAGGTGATGATGTTTACAACTACACTGGAGAGGAACCTGGCTTCCAGGCACCTTCCCGTGCGCCACCAAGGTTGCTGGATGAAGGGAAGAATCATGTTGGTTGGGCGATTGTTGATGGTGAACGCTTGGTCACTCCTACTCATGTGGCCAAAGCCGCCCACTGGGTCTGGAAGGGGGAGAAAATGTCTCCTGTGCAGTTGAGGGGGGCCGCTGGAGAATACGCGGAGATTGATGCCAGATCATTGCGAGGCAAACCCCTAGAGTGGGTAGCAGAAGTAGAACCACACTCTTTGGCACACCTCTGGGAGGACAGAGATGGGAAACCAGAACGTGTGATTGGACGTGTGCTCTCGACAGCTGACGTCTTGGTTGAGGGTTCACGTGTGGCTGGTGTCCGCATCAAGGTTGTCACCGGTGAAACTAGAGCCGGGGACTGTGGCAGGCCCTGGGTTCAGGTTGATGCCTGTGGTGTTGAGAGGGTGCTTGCCCTGCACACTGCAAGCCTACCAGGCCTCGGCATCGCCTTTGGACAACGAAAGGTGCAGTTCGAAGCCACACGCAAGCCACCTCCTCCCAACCTGGTGCGTAGCCACCCTCTCGCCGATGGCACGCACCTTTGGCTCACACCCTATGGGAAGGTTGCCGAAAGGCGTTCTGGACCACCTGCGCTTGGTAAGAATGACCCACGTAACCCTACACCACTTCTGACCCTCGCACTGACTGGTTTGGAACCCTTCCTGGGGCCAGACACATCTAGGGAACCACAGTGCGCAGCTGTGGTCACGGTCCAAGTCCTCCTTAAACTTCGGTCCCTTGTGGGCCGCTTGGATCCCTGGGATGATGAAACAGCTTTTGCTTCCCTAGACCAGACCACCTCCTCTGGTTACCCAAATTACACCAACAAAGACCCCACACGCGCACACATCCAGGCCACACGTGCTCGTGTTGAGGACTTCATGCAAGGGAAAGGTGAATTACACCCACCAGTCTACACAGCAGCGCTCAAAGATGAGCCCTACCTCTTGGAAAAAGTGGCTGCTGGGAAGAGGCGGTTGCTCTTCTGCTCACCCTTTGAGACCACCATGGCTTGTGCCAGGGTTTTCGGACCTGTGACAGAGGCACTCAAATCAGTGCGCCTGCGCTGGCCTGGCTGCGTCGGTGTGAAGCCTGCTGTAGAGTGGGCTTTCTTGGTACACCACCTGGAGATGGATGGGACCCTGACCTACTGCGCTGACTACTCGCGGTGGGACTCCACCTTGCCACGTTGGCTTTTGAAGCGCGCACTCTGGGTCATGACCAAGTTGTCCACCTTCTCTAGGGCTCATGAGTTTGTGAACTTTCTGTCGCAGCCTCGCTGGGTGATCTGTGGTGCCAAAAAGTTCCTGGTGGAAAAAGGGCTACCCTCTGGCATTCCGATGACCAGCATACTCAACTGTGTGGCACACTGGATTGCCTCAGCCATTTCCCTCACCAACTGTGGCTACGATCCATCGGAAGCCATACGTGTGCCACTCCTGGTCTATGGTGATGATGAAGTCATTGCCCTGAAGCCCGAACTCTCTGCAGCCTACTTTGAGCACATGAGAGCCCTAGGCTTCTGCCCAACTGGTCCGGACAAAGGCCCCACCATCCATGGTGTGAAGGCGACAGCAATGGAGTTCTTGTCCAGGAGGACACGCTGGGAAGGGGGCACCTATGTTGGTGCCCTCAAAGAAGAATCCATTAGGAGACAGTTGCACCTGACACGTGGTCCAAAACACACTGATCCAACTGAAGTCCGTCTGCCCCACGCAGAGTATGTGACACAACTACACTGTGCACTGGGTGAGGCCTCCCTACATGGGAGGAAGTTCTTCCATGCTTTCTGTGATGAGGTTGCTGAGGCTGTCCGACTCAGCGACATCGATTTTGATTTTTGGACTTTTCAGGCCTATTTTGATTGGGTGCAGAGCGAAGCCATGGAGCTGGAGGGTGCAAAAGACTCGAGCACGCCAGTGCCAGCTGGTGCAACTCTGGCAGAAAATCCAACACCTGCCCCCCTGCCGGAGAACACGGCAGGTCTTGCACTTGCCCCAACTATTAACCCAATTGATCCCTACATCCTGGAAACCTTTGTTGAAGTCCCCGGGGGTGTGTTCACAATTGGCCCGGACACTACAACCAACCAAGTCCTTCTGGAACTACCCGTGGGACCAGGTCTAAACATGTACCTTAACCACCTTTGGATGATGTATGCTGGCTGGTCTGGTGGCTTTGAGATCCAGATTCAGGTTGCTGGAAATGCCTTCGTTTCAGGCAAGATCATCTTTGCCGTTGTGCCACCAGGTGTGCATCTCCCCACAAATTCAACAGCTGCCTCTGGTTACCCGCATGTCATCTTGGACTTAAGAGTGGCTGACAGCATTCACCTACAGGTGCCGGATGTGAAGAACATCTCCTACCACCTGCATGGTGAGCAAGGCAAGAATGCCAGGTTGGTTGCAATGGCCTACACCCAGATGAGGGCCACCGCGCCAACTGCCGAATTCCAGGTAGAGGTGCGTATGCTCTCTCGGCCCCAGGCGGACTTTGCCTTCACCATGGTGGTGCCACCTGAGCAAGAGGCGGCCCTGACTATCTGGCCGCTGCCAACACGACCCGTTGCCCTCATGACAAACCCCAGGTTCCCCGTTGGCCCGATAAAGGCCCTCGTCGCGGACCCAGCGGTGACCCAGGTCTACCAGCAGCTTGGACGCTACTCCTTTGAAGAGGGGGGGCCTTTGGGCTGCTCCACTTTGGGGCCGGCCCAATCTTGGCCCTTTGTTGGCATTTACCATGCTTCCTCACAGAGCATTGAAACTATGACAGGACCTGAGTTTGATGATCCCTTCATCATTGGTGCTCAACCCACCTCCCTGGGCCGTTGTGACTTTGGTGGTTCCTTCCGTGCACTGGTGGCAGAATACAACCCCACTGATGGCACGATTGGCCGTGGTTCTTTGGGCAACTTTGTTGCTCAGACGGACTATGGTCCTGGTGTTAGGATAGGTCTCTCCCTTGAATCAATCTCTGATGGCTCACATGTTGTGGTACAGGTGATGGCTTCCAACGCAGCGACTAACAATGAATTGAACACCTCCCCCAGGCCAATCTGGGATTGGCCTGACGCTGTGGCACCTATAGTCACACCAAATCCAGCTGAGACACTTCTTATGTTCCATTCTGGCATCCCAGGAGCTGACAACAGGACAGTGAGAGAAGTTTCCTGCTTACTCCCCTCTGAGCTCTTTGCAAGTTTCCTGGAAACTAGGGACACCTGGCAACCAGGGAACTGTGCACTGGTTTCTTACACCCTGGATGGCCTACCACTCTTTGAGGCCAAGGTTTATTCCTCAGGATTTATGACCGTACCGGCAACAACGGTGGTGCGCCGCTGGGATTCCGGTGGCTACTTTACCTTCTTGAGGTGGGTGAACTGGAATTATGTGGTGACACCTCTCAGAGGCGCCGCTGCAGCAAGATGGCTATAAGTCCGGGTGCAATGGTTGCGGGCGCTGGCCTTCAAGCGGCTGGCGACCTGTTTTCCACCATCTACTTGGTGGAGAACCAAAAGGCCATGGCGGCCAAGCAGAGAGAGTTAACCAGAGAGTTAAACCATCAGTGGATGGACACCACAAAAGCCATGCAAATTGAGGCCCTTAATTCTTCCTATAACACCCTGCGTGGTGCAGGTTCCACAGCAGCTGATGCAGCACTTTTGGCAAATAAAGGTGGTGCTGGCGCCGCTTTGACTTGGACACTCGGTGGTTTTAAGAACTATGCCCCGGGTGCACAACTCAATGGCCGCTACACTGCCCCAACTACTTCGACCTGTGCGCAATTGGCTCAAGGCACATATGGTCTAACAAAGAAAGCAATCTCAAAACTGCAACAAATACCCTCGTCGAGGCGTGGGTACTATAGATTGGTCTGAGCTTTGAAAACTCATTAAAAAAAAAAAAAAAAAAAAAAAAA